GTCACAAACCAATCGCAAGAACTTGTTTGGTTTTGGACATTTGATTTCAAGAATCGCATCATCAGAAACGATCCCATCAGGTGAACCACCGGTGTTTTCTGTAAACTTAAAGAACCCACACGTTTCAACATTGATGAATTCTTGCTGCTTTAGTTCCTGAAATTTACTGAATGCTAATGGTTCTAATTCAATCCCTCTTTGCATGTCGAATGAAACGAAATCATCATCATGATTCTTTCCGCATGCAATTTCAACTGCCATTTCAAAAGCATATGATTCACCTGTTTTGCCAAGACCTTTAATTCCCATCAATTCATGAATTCGGGATGATGTAAACTTTCCAAGTCTTTGATCAAACCATTCTTTAGTTCTTTGCATAATCGATGTATTTAGATTCAAGTTCAGGTGTGATTGTATATGATTTCTTTATCATGTCAATTGTGGCATTTGCTTTCTTTGCCTGCTCGAATTTTTCTTCAGTGAATTCAGGCTTTGATTTTGTTGTTGTTGGTTTAATTGGATTAATTCGAACACCACCAACGATATCACCTTTCATCTTTACATTTGCATCGACATAAAGTTCAACAGGAACATTCTTCCAATCTTCAACGAATGGTGAACCACCTGCAAAGATCTTGATTTGCTTTGCATTGGTTGCATTCAAAACCCAAGGTTTAATTGTTTCATTAAAATATGCAATGTTGAATTCACCACGCTTGCCAGCAACAACCTGAATTTCCTGCTTTACTTCTTTGATTGTGAAGATCAGTTTCTTTCCTTCTTCAATCAAATCTTCCAAATCTGCAACACCTAAATGTTCCGATTTGTAAACTTTCCTAAAATGTTTTTTTTCCATGATTTACTTTTTTTTGTTTGTTAAATATACGACTTTTTTTATTAAGTTCTAAATGTGCATTTAAAAATACTTCATTAAATGATACCTGAATTTCAGGCTTATATGTTGACCTGATCCCACATGGTTTGATTGGATCATTTATCTTTCGTTTGAATATGTTTATCATAGTTCAATAATGCTTTGTAATTGATAATAAACTAAATTAAAATTGTTTTGCTCTTCCTCTTGTTCAAGATTTGGATTTTGTGTCAATAGATTACAAATTTCCTCAATAACATCATCTGATGCCATTTCAAGAAATACTTTTAATATTCCTATTTCCGCTTTCATTATCTATCATTTAAAATTTTAAATAAACTCAATGAATGCTTTAGGCCGGTTATTGTTCCGAACAAAATTAACTCTTGACCGAAATCATCTCTACCAAGTGTTTCTGATTCCTTTTCAAGTTCTTGAATCCTTTGGTTAATTACTTGAATAAATTTTTCTTCTTTACTTTCCATGATTTTAAAATTCGGTTTACCTTTACACCGGAAGGTTTTAAATTTAGATTGATATTATTTTATATTCACAATACTGAATTAATCTATCAAAATGATTTCTTCCTATTCTTTGATAAGTTCTTTGATAAGAATTATATTTAAACCATAAATATTTTTCTGTTGTTCTTTCAATTTCAACTTGAACAGGTTGATTCATTTTTTCCGGTGAAAAATTAATTCTTACTTCTACAATTGAACCTGCTTTTAAATCTGATGCTTTCATGTCTTTAGTTTTTTAGTTTTTAATTCCTTTTTGTTGAAACAAATATACAGAATAAAATAAATACAAAACAAACAAACAATTAACTTTTGCGAAAAAAATATTTTTAAGCAAAAAAAAATGCAATACTTTTAAGCATTGCATTTGTTCTTTGAAAATTTGTTAATGAAATTATGGCAAATATTTCTTGATTTTGAAATAAAGATTGATACCAATAAATATGATCAAAAATATTAACCATATATAAAGCATTGATTTATCATGTTTCAAATCTTTTATCTTTGAATTTAATGAAATCACATTTGCTTTCTGAACATTAAGCAAATACAATGCTGATGAATCAACATGATTGATTGTATCGGTTCTTAACAACGTTTTAATGATCACCTTGCTATCTTTGCATTTAACAAAAGATAATTGATTAAAAGCAACCTTTGGACATTCTATCGAATCACCAATGATTGTTTCATAAGAAATCAATGTGTCTGTTTTTCCTTGAATATAAGTTTCCTTTGATGGAAACCTTTCCAAACATTTTTCTGCTAATGCTTCAGGATGCTTTGCTGAATATTTCTCGAATGCTTTCTTTGATGAACAACTTGTCAATGCTACCATGATGCACAATGCAACCCAAAGAATAACAATGAATAATGGTATTGATATCAATCTTGATGGTTTAATAAAATCATCATTTTTTTTATAAATCATATCTTTTTCTTTAATATAATGTAATCCCTTTTTTTAATCCCATACCAAAACAAAACATAATGCCTTGCAAAATCTAATCTTGGTTTTAAGAAAATTTCAATCAATAGTGCTATTATTATTAAAATCATAATTTATAAAATTTATCAACTTCAATACCATCTTTTTGTTCGTTTTTCATTATGATCTGCACATTGAAAATTATTGCTGCAAGATGATCTTCAGATTGATCACCCAATTCATAATATGCTAAATGTCTATTCAATGATTCAATAGCTGCTTCATTTGGTTGTCCTTTCTGCCAATTATTTTTGCCATAATGATTTGCACCTTTACGCAACAAATAACCAAAACGCAATCTTGTATATGCATCAAAATGATTTACCAATGGTTTATCTGAATCATTATCACGAATACTTCCAGTTTCAAATTCTCTATTCATTATAAATTGTTTTTAAATTTCAAATAGTTCATAAATGATGCATTATTTATTTCATAAATAAAACCACATTCACACTGCATTTGTCGTTTTATTGTTCCTGCAGTTGTCACAATATTTTTCAAAAGTGTGACATTTTCTGATCCACAACTTTGACATGAATATTTTAAATTACCATTTAAAACACCTGTATGTGTATTCTGTTTAATGTAGTTTTGCATTGTCAAATATACATCTTCAAGCACAATGATGTCACCTTCACAATAAACTGACATTTCTTTCAATGCTTCTTTGTTTCCTTTCATGACTTGTTTCCACATATCAAAACCTGAATGCTTTACTTTGGCACCAACACCAAGAAATTGTGCAATGTAATCAAGTTTATTTGAATTGAAATTAAAGCCATGTTTCGCTTTCTTTAAGGTATCCAAAGTTTTGTATGAAGGAAACATTGGTACACGATGAAATATGCATCTTGTACGGATCCATTTGATGTCAAATCTGTCACCATTATGTGCAATCATTTCATCTGCTTGGTTTGCAATTTGAATGAAATCAATTAGCATTTGTTTATCACATAAATCTTTGTCCCATGTCAAAGTGTGAATTTTATCTTCATTTTCCCATTTGTAAGAAATACAAATGATTTTTCTTTCATCAATAATCGAATCAGGTGTGATTGTTAGATTATAACCGGTTCGCCAGAAATATCCAATATTAGGTGATGTTTCAATGTCAAAAAATAAACGCTTGACATAAAGTTTATTTTGTCTTAAATCAGATAGTTTCTTTTCATTTTCACGATTCAAATAGTATCTGTTGTTGTGATGTTTTGGTAAATTCAATGCATTGATTTCCAAATCAGATAATCGATATCTGCTTTGCTTATTCTTGATGAATCCCATTTTATTGGTTTTAAATGATATTTATATACACTTTATCAGATTTGTTTATTGCTTTCTGAATAACGCAAGTTAAATCATTTATTTTAGATTTTTGTATCCAATTGAAAATATTTTTTTTTATAGGATTTTGTTTGTTGATAAATCTATTTTCAGCAACCAAGATACAACCTTCCGAATCAAAACTTGTATTCCCTCCATGTATTCTAATTCCGGCAAAACTTTTCACGTTCAAAACTTCAGGCAATAAAACTTTGAAACGATTTGAAACTGAAAGAATTACACGATATCTTCCTTTAGGAATTGCAGTTTGTGCTTGAACTTTTACAACTTTGATTTGTTCTTCAGACATATTATCTGATAAATGTCTGAATTTATCTTCTAAAGTGTAGCAGAAAAAAACATCATCAATAAATAATTTTCCAAGTGTTTCAGTTTCAGTGAATATATCACGAATCAGTTTTATTTCCATTTGTTTTGTTTTTTATAATTTCATAAATTTTCAAACATGTGTATGCTATTGATGCAATCAAAAGAATGATTTTTAAACTGCTTTCTATATTCGAAAAAGATGCTAATAAACTAAATGAATTTAGCAATGTCAATTTTATATCTGATTCGTTCATTATTTATTTTTCATAAGTTTATCCACAATAGTTGTCACACCTTCCAAAGAAATATATGCAGTTGAAATTATTACCCAATCAGATGATGATAATTTTGCACTGAACAATGCAAATGAAGCAATGCAGAAAACCAAAAGTTTTCTGCTTACCCATTTGTTAAGAATTAAATCAATTTTCTCCTTCATCAGAATCTTTTAACTCATCAAGTTTCTTTCCGAAAAATTGAACAAATGGCAAACCAAACTTTGTTGGAATGTCATCAATAAATTTCATTAAATCTTTGATTTCTTGTTCTGTTAAATTTATCATAATAATTATTTTTTAAGTTGCAATGTAACAACTTCCGGATTGATTAACAAATTTATTTGATTATCCAAATTCAATTTCATTGCATCAACATCCATTGATGCTTCAAGCCATCCGATTACTTGTTCAGTTGTGATGTCATCGAAAGGTGTGAAATCTTTCGGATCCGGCGATTCTAATGATTCAGCACCATACACTTCAGCACTTATACCATCTTCATTTGTTGCGTTAAATCGCCAATGTGCGACAAAGATTGCATCTTTTAAATCGCCTTCTTTTACTTTGCATTCTACTGCACTAATAACCCAATTGTACGTGTTCATATTTATTTATTTTTATTGTTAAATTACTACTTTTAAAACTCCTGCTGTATGATAAAATGCACCTGCTGTCAATCCTCCTGCAATCGCTAAAGCATTTGAAGCATACTCAACTATTCCATTAACTTGCAATTTTGATGTTGGCGATGTAGTACCGATTCCTACATTGCCTGTGGAGGTGATACGCATTCTTTCAGCAGTAGTATTATTTGGAGTACCGTTGTTTTCTTTAGTATTAAATGTTAAAATACCCCCCCAATTTGTATAAACACTTGCTTTTATCAATCCTAATTGAGCCGATTGCCCGTTTGATTGAGTTAATTGAAAAGTTAACGCCGGACCGTTTGCGGATGCGGCATCAAAAGGACTTGATTCTAATCTCATTACTTCTCCCGTTCCGCCTACAACTGATAATTTAGCAGCAGGAGCCGTAGTGCCGATGCCTACATTACCTGAGGAAGTTAAATACATTAATGATGATACACCTGTGACATCTGTAAAATTAAATCCACCTGTAGATACACTTCTAATTTGTCCACCACCTGAAGAATCCTGTGTTAATCTAATAAAAGCAGGATCGCCAATTCTATTAAGGAAAACACCTGCATTCGCACCATTTACAACTAAATTATAAGAACCTGAAATGCCTGCTAAATTAGGACCTACACTTAATGTGCCATTAACATCAAGAGTTGCAGCAGGCGAAGTAGTGCCGATTCCAACATTTGTACCATTGTCGTAAATCAATGAATTCCCGATTGATGTCGAACCTGTGAATTTAGGTAAATAGTTTGTTGTGCCTGAACCACCAATCGGTGTGTAACCAAGAGCAACAGGAATGCTTGAATTCATCCACAAACTTAATGCTTCATTCCAATGAATACCATGTCCTTGTAATGGTGATGCAATCACTACATCATGCAATTCTTCAAGTTCAAATCCATTTTGAATCCCAACTTCGATTTGTCCAAGCGAAACGTGACTTCTTGTGACCTTACCAACATACACTAAATGTGTTGGTGCAAGTGATTTCATTGATGTGTATGCACCTGCCGTTAAACCACTCAAATAAAGTTGTGTTCCTGCTGTGAATGCTGTTGTGTCCAACCCGGTTAATAATCCAACCATCACACAATATCCATTCGAATTGTTCGCAATATCTGTTTGCAACAAACCGAAAGTTCTTGCACTTGTCGCATCACTTGTTGCACGTGCTTTTGCTATTGTTGGTTTGTTTAAATTCGCACCATTGATGTAAACCACGGTTCCTTTTGTCATTGTCGCACCGCTTACATTTCGCACTTCAGTGACCAATGTGCCTGCTTGACCAGCAACAGGGAAAGTCACCAAAGTTCCATCACCTGCAATGTATTGTGTCGAATTTCCTGCACCCTGAACAGCTATTGTTCCACTTGTTGTGATCGGACTTCCTGAAACTTGAAATGCTGATGGCATTGTCAAACCAACACTTGTGACAAAATCTGATGCTAAAGTTCCAAGTGATCCATCACCTTTTATATATTGTGCCGATGTTCCATCGATTCCGATAAATGTTCCATCTGAAGCAGTTTTCAAAACCTTTGAAATAATATCGTCTTGTTTATAATATCCATCAATCACAACATTTCCTGAATTCAAATTGTTCAATTCAAGATAGCTTCCCAATGAATCAATAATTGAACTGATCCCGGTTGTTGAAATAATGAATGAATAAATCTGAACATAACTTGTGTCAGGTGTTGGATAAATCACATTCGCTGCTGCAACACCTTGCTTTAATGAAATGGTTGTGCCATTCGCTTGAATGATACAACCTTTGTCAAATGTTGCATCCGGTGTTGCTGTGAAAGTTAAATCAGCAGCCCCAGCATTTCTTGTGTATTGAAAATTATTTGCATTGTAAATCAACGCAACATTTTGTGTAAAAGTTTGAACCGCAACATCTGTTGAACTTGTTGCTATCAATGTTGGTCCTGAAACGAAACCATCAATCAATGTGATGTTGTCAAGTCTATCGTATAAATCATTGACAGATGCTTTCACTTCATTCGCATCAGTTGCGTAAAAGATTTCGTTTGGTGCAGGATTGTTTGGATCAACTGCCGTTTGTTTATTTGCGTATGTTATTTTTGACATATCTTTATTTTAAAGGAACTTGACATCTATTTGAATTATATCTTGTTTTTATGTTGATGTCGAACATCCATGCCAGCACGATGTCATTGAATTGCTCACGCAACAATGTGCCATTTGATGCAACATCAATGATCCATTCTTCATTCAATGCAGGATCACGCATCAATGCAATGAAATCTTCAGCAATCGAAATTAAATCAGATTGAACATCAATTTCATTGTCTTTGCTATTTTCATCTACATCAGCCAAATCAGCAAACCAAAAACGAAAATTGAAGGTTGTCAATCTTGACAACGGATCAATATTGATTGTGTTTAAATCAGTAATTACAGCAACATAAGGAATGTCCTTTTGCAAAACATCGATGATGTCTCCATGCTGATAAAACTTGATTTGTGCATGATTATTTGCTATTGTTTGAATTCTTTTTATTACTTGGTTTAATGTCAGCATTTCGATTGTCTAAAAAAAATTTCAATTTTTGTTCGTTTTGTTTACTTACCTTTTTCGCCATTGTAGTAATTTATCCAAGGTTCATTATAGCTTGCATTTGGTTTTGTGTAAATATCTTCACCCAAATAAATAGGTGATGAAAATGATGTTGTGTTTGGATAAACTGAATCTAAACCACCGGTTTGTTCACGATATTCAGGATAAGATCCTTGCTCTTGCATCAAATATAACATGCATCTTTTTGCATAATGTTCAGCACGAATTTTGTAACGTTCAACGATTGAAAACATGTCATCTTTTGATGGCACATTTGAACCATCTTTGTTCACGCTAACAAGACCAACATTCCAAAATTGATAGTTCAATCCTTGTGGCAAATCCATCATCACATAGTTCATCAACGTGTCGATTACATAATCATCCACAAGTGATTTATACACACCTGTCAACGAATTGTTTTGTATGTCTGTGATTATCTTATTGAATAATTTACTGCCCAACAACGGCATGATATACATATCCTGTGCTGATTTAATTTCCGGATAGATTAATTTATCATCAATGTTCGTGTGAACAGATGTCCTATCCTTCAGAATGTTTGGTGTAATTATTAAAACGTTCTTGCTCATCTTTATTTCTTTTTATCAATTACCAAATTTGCTTTCCAAATATGTCTGCAATGATTCTTCACAATTCCATTATCATTCCAATATCCACCAACCTGTTCATATACATTGTATCCTAAAATCATGCTGATTTTCTGAATGTCTTGAATTGAATAAACCTTTCCTGCATTCACCATGTGTTTGCAAAATGGTCTGCTTGTTGGTATCAAAATACCACCTGATGCATCACTTCTTTTTTCATAAGAATACATGATCTTAAATTTCGGAACCTTTGTGATAATTTTTTGAATGATATTTGGTGCAAATTCTTGAAACATGATTTCATCATCTGCATCAAATGTTGCTTCCTTTGATTGTTTAATTTCATAATCATCAGCAGATTCACCATGATTTTCAAATAATGAAATCAAAAGTTTATCATTCGCTTGCTTTGTAAATTGTGATTCAACACCAAGCATTACTTCAACTTCAGAATCAGATAAACCGAATCCGGCCTTCATCATTGCTTTTGCCTGATTCAAATTATATTTTCCTTGATTATATAAACGAATGATTCTATCAAGTTGTTGATTTTGTTTTCCTGTTAAATTTTTCAAATGTTCATTCACAATTTGTTCTTCTTGTTGAACAACTTGTGGTTGAATTTGTTGTGTAGGTTGAACAATTTCATTAACTGCAGCATCTGGATAATCTTCAACATTGATTCCCATTTTCTCTAATAACCAAGATTTTGGTGCAACTGCAAGCATTGTTGTTTCACTAAATTCAAATCCGATTGGATTAACATCCTGAAGATAAACTTCATCAGGAACACCCTTCATTCTGCCAAAATAATTTACGACTTTGCAATATGCTTCTTGCTTATTATCTGCATATGTATTTTTAAAAATATCAAATGCAATTCTTAATTCTTGTGATGAACCAAGTTTTCCATCTTGCTGAATTCCAAATAAAATTGGATGAGTAATTTCAGCACCTGCAAATATGTTATTTGTGATTAAATTATCAACTGATGTGAAATCTTCTTTTGTTAAATCACTTACACCTAAATCATCAATTGTTGGTTTAGTTGCAGTTGAATTATTAAATCCAACAAGAATCTTTTTTCCTTCAGAACCGGTTGCCGTATTTTCTAAACGCAATGTGATGTCACGTTTTTCTTCAGTTGTTGGTTCACCATTATAAAAATTGATAAATTTACCTGCACTGAATCCAGTCTTTGCATTTGTTAATGTTGCTTTTGAAACTTCAACATCAGATTCAATGTAATTACATGAAGCCAAATATCCCGGCAATGCATAAATATTTGTGTATGGTGTATATTCTTTATATGCAAAAATTGATGAACATTTTAATGATGGATTATATGCAGGAAATACTTTCTGAACTTCAGAATAATTTGACCAATCTTCTTTGTAGTAAAATTCTGAACAATCACGATTTGTTCTGATATTCTTGAATGAAATGTGATGAATTCCAAATACACCTGTAATCATTGTTGGAATGATTTGCCAATAAAAACCACCAAAAAGTTCAATATCAGTGATTGTTTGTGGTGTTATTTTATCAATTTCTTTTATAAATGCTAATGTTTTTGGATCATCAGAATCAGATGCTAAACCATTACCATAAATATATTTTACCTTTCCATTAATAATGGCACGATGTTTTGCTGACTTATTGAAAAGTTCAAGCAAATAATCAGGATAGTCATTCTTTTCGCCAAAACGAACATAAAGTTCACCGGTTTTCTTTTTAAAAACCGGGATCTTACTATCTGAAAATTTCTGAAATATTTGAATCATGTTATCCTTCATAACCTTTAAATGTGGTGCTTGTATTATAAGATTCAAAACTAAATATTGAATCCTTAATTAAAATCATTTTACCAACTTCAACAACAAGATGTGATGGTGTTTCTTCAACAACATAGTTCCACTGCCCTAATGATTTATTATAAAATAAAGCACTTGTATTGATAATAAATTTATTGTATCTATCTTTAAATAATGATAAATCTTCACCTAAAACATAACAAATGACATCCTTTGTCATTACATTTGTGAAACTAATATTGTAAACCGGATTTGGCACATTGCTTTTTTCCTTTAAAGTAAGGATCAAAACATCTGCAGTATTTCCAATATTTAAAGTGACCATATTATAATGTGTAATTATATTGCGTTTATTTACAAATATATAAAAAAAAAGGTGCATATTATTGCACCTCTTTTAGTAAATAGTTTTAAACAATTAAGTTCCTGCAGTGTATAATGTACCTAATGTAGTAGAATCAACACTTGGTGCTAATGATTTCACATCTGATTCAATGTAATTGCATGAAGCCAAATATCCCGGCAATGCATAAATATTTGTGCATGGTGTATATTCTTTGTAAGCAAAAATTGATGAACATTTCAACGATGGATGATAGGCCGGAAATACTTTCTGAACTTCAGAATAATTTGACCAATCTTCTTTGTAGTAAAATTCAGAACAATCACGATTGGTTCTGATATTCTTAAATGAAATGTGATGAATTCCAAATACACCTGAAATCATTGTTGGAATGATCTGCCAATAAAAACCACCAAAAAGTTCAATGTCAGTGATCGTTTGTGGTGTTATTTTATCAATTTCTTTTATGAATGCTGATGTCTTTGGATCATCTGAATCAGATGCTAAACCATTCCCATAAATATATTTTACTTTTCCATTAATAATGGCACGATGTTTTGCTGACTTATTGAAAAGTTCAAGCAAATAATCAGGATAGTCATTCTTTTCGCCAAAACGAACATAAAGTTCACCGGTTTTCTTTTTGAATACCGGGATCTTGCTATCTGAAAATTTCTGAAATATTTGAATCATGTTATCCTTCATAACCTTTAAATGTGGTGTTTGTGCTATATGCATCAAAACTGAATTCTGTATCTTTTACTAAAACCATTTTTCCAACTTCAACAATAACATTTGATGTGTTTTCAGTCACTTGATAATTCCATTGACCTAATGGTTTATTATAAAATAATGATGTTGTATTAACAAGAAATTTATTGAATCTTTCTTTGAAAGATGACAAATCAGTTCCAAGTTGATGTGCAATCACTTCCTTTGTCAATACATTTGTGAATTCAATGTTATATGTTGGACTTGACAATGTGCTTTTCTCCTTTAATGTGAGAATCAAAAAATCATCTGAATGTCCAATATTTAAAGTGACCATATTATAATGTGTAATTATATTGCGTTTATTTACAAATATATAAAAAAAAAGGTGCATATTATTGCACCTCTTTTAGTAAATAGTTTTAAACAATTAAGTTCCGGCAGTGTATAAAGTGCCTAATGTAGTTGAATCAACACTTGGTGCTAATGCTTTTACATCTGCTTCAAATGTGATTTCATATCCATTTCTATCAGAAAGAACTTTTCCTGTCTTTGCAGATGTTGATGTCATTGTCATTCCAATTGCATCACCTTGTGTACCACCGAATAACCATCCGGTACCATTGTTATCAACGATAACGGCATATAGCCTATTTTTTCCTAATAATAATAATTCATTTCTAACAGAAACACTTAACTTATTGATTGGGAATTTTAATGTTTGCTTATTCATCGCAGTTCCATTTTCACGACTTACTGAATATGCCTCTTCAGGTTCAATGTTGTATGCTTCAATGTTGTATTTTCTGAAAACCTTTGTTGCTGCTTTAGTTATTGCAGTCACAACACCCGCAGTTTCAGTGATTGTTGCGTTAGCAATCTCAATGAAAGAAATGGTTTTTGCACCTCCAAAACTATCGATGCAA